AGCGGCTGGACTACGCCGGCGATTTCAACGGCGAGCGCAACTATACGCTTCAGCTCGAAAGCTCGGGCCAGGTGTCGCCCGCATGAGCGCCGCCAACGCCCTGCGCGGCGAGGCGAGCCTGACGGTAGCGGGCATCTCGCGCCTGCTACGCCCCACCTTCACCGCACTGGTCGCCGCCGAATAGGAACTCGGCCCCCTGTTCGCGCTGGTCGAGCGGGCCGGGTCGGGCGGCCTGAAGCTCGCCGAGATGGCCGCGCTGTTCTGGCACTGCCTGGCCGACCCCGATGCCCTCACCCGCGAGGCGGTGGGCGAGGCGGTCGTGGCCCAGGGCCTCGCCACCTGCGCCGCACCCTTGCGCACCCTGCTCGCGCAGATCCTGAAGGGTGCGCCTTGAGCCGGCTTGCCCCGACCGCGCTGGCGCTGTGCGGTCTCGCCGCCCGCTCGCTGGGCTGGCGACCGCAGGAATTCTGGGCGGCGACGCCCGCCGAACTCGCTGCCGCGCTGGGCCTGCTGACGCCCGGCGCCACCGATCCCGGCCTCGACCGACAGGCCCTGAAGCGCCTGATGGAGCACGACAATGGACGATGAAATCGACAGCCTGCTGGTGGAAGTGCGCGCCAGCACCGATGGCTTCACGCGCGACATCGCGCAGATGCGCAGCGCCGTGGACGGGGACCTCGTCTCCGGCTTCACCCGCGCCGGCGACGCGCTGGAACGCGGACTTTCCGGCGCGATCCGAAAGGGCAACCTCGGCTTCGACGACCTGAAGCGTACCGCCTCCTCCGCGCTGGACTCAATCGCCGGGCAGGCTGCACGGACGCTGGCCTCGGCGGTGCTGGGCGGCGGCGGGAGCGGCGGCGCGGGCGGGCTCGACCTGTCCGGCCTGTTCTCCAGCGTGCTCGGCCTGCCGGGCCGCGCGACAGGCGGCAATGTTTCTCCCGGACGCGGCTACGTCGTGGGCGAGCGCGGCCCGGAAGTGTTCGTGCCGACCTCCGCCGGGCGCATCGAGACGGGCGGCGGATCAGGCGGCCGCGACGTGCGCGTGGCGATCAACGTCACCTCCCCGCGCAGCGCCAGCACCCCGCAGTCGCTGCAACGCTCCTCGCGCCAGGTCGCGAGCGCGGTGCGCCGCGCGCTGACTTACTGAGAAGGGAACGGACATGGCATTCTGGCTCGCATCCAGGCGCGAAGGTCAGGCCAGCGACTGGATCATGCGCTTCGACCCGCGCTTCTGGACCGTCAACTTCCCCCGCCCGATGGTGGCGACGGTGGTTACGACCGGCCCCGATGCCTTGCGCGTCGAAGCCTCGTTCCTGCGCAAGGCGGATCTCGGCGGCCTCATCTGGGACAGCGAGGACCGGCTCGACCACCCGCTCCTCGCCTACCGCACCGACCGCGATTATTCGCACACCTCGCTCCGTTTCCGCTGGAGGTCGTCGGGCATCGTCCCGCTCGACGTGGTCAATGGCTCGACGCTGACGATCGAGGGCAAGGATCAGTCCGGAGCCCCGCGCACCTGGTACGTGCGGCTCTGGAACTACGCGGAAGGGTCGGGCGAGGACGCCCTGATCGCGCTCGACTTCGCGCAGCTCGACGGCGGTTTCTCCCCTTCCGACGCCGATCGGGTCTGGCCTCGCGCGATCGAGCGGATGTTCATCTCCTTCGCCCCGCCCGGCTACGACAGCGCCAGCGCCGAGCCGCTCCCCGCCGAGGCGGAAGGCTGGATCGAGATGACCGACATCGTCGCCGACGGCGAGCGCGCCATGCTTGAGATCGGGGACGTCATAGTGCCCGCGAACGGCCTCGCCATCGCCACGGGCTATGACGACCAGTGCGTGCAGACGCCTGCACGCCTGCTGCGCAACGTACGACAGCTCGGCTATCGCGGTTCGGTCGTCCACTACCTCGGCATGAGCCATTACTTCCGGCTCGCGGGAGATGCCGGCGCATTTCTGGCCGGGGCTTCCGGCGACCCCATCAACACCCCGACCCGAGCCTGGCACTGCGCCTTCTTTGCCGAATGCGTGGCACGAGGCTTCAGCCCTGTCGCCTCGCTGTCCTACGAACTGCTCGACCAGCACTGCCCGTCCGCATGGAAGCAGCGGGACCTCGACGGCAATCCGGCACTCACCGGCTGGGACCCGCCATCGACGCTGCTCTCCCCCGCGAACAGCGCGGCGATGGCGTGGCTGCAGTCGGTGGCGGCCGGGTTCGCGACACTCATGGCCGAGGCCGGTGCCACGGTCCGTTTCCAGGTCGGCGAACCGTGGTGGTGGACTTTCGGCGACGGGCGTATCTGCCTCTATGACCCCGCGGCCGCCGCAGCGTTCGGCGGCCCCCCGGTTGCCATCCCCGACATACGCGCACCGCTGGTGAGGGCGCAGACCGATCTGCTCGACCAGGCGGGCGCGCTGCTCGCGCAGTCCACCGCCGACCTCGTTTCCGCCGTCCGCTCCGCAGTGGCACCGGCACCGGTGGAGGCGTTGGCCTTGGTCTTCACACCCACTTTGCTTGCGCCCGACATGCCCGAACTCAAGCGCGCCAACCTGCCGCTCGGCTGGGCCGCGCCCGCGTTCGACCGGTTGCAGGTGGAAGACTACGACTGGCTCACCGCCGGTGCCGACGGCCTGAGACGCTCCGCTCATGCCGAAGTCGACACCCGCCTCGGTTACCCCCCGGAGCAGCAGGACTACCTTGCCGGCTTCGTCCTCGCGCCCGAGCAGCGCGACCAATGGCGCAGCATCGACGCCGGCATCGACGAGGCGCGCGTCCGCAATCCCCACGAGATCGTCGTCTGGGCGCTGCCGCAAGTCGCGCGCGACGGATACGTGCGCCTCCCCACCCCATCAGGAGCCGGTCCCATGCAGGCCTTCGACGACGTACTCTACCCCCTCGCCCTTGGCCGCGACGCGACGGTGGTCCCCGAATTTTCGACGAGCGTGTCGGCCACCGCGTCTGGATTCGAGCGCCGCAACAGCCTGTGGTCGAACGCCCGCCTGCGCTTCGATGTCGGCCCCGGCGTTCGCTCGGAAGCGGAACTCGGTGAACTCATCGCCTTCTACCGCGCCCGCCGCGGTCCGGCCCGCGGCTTCCGCCTGCGCGATCCGAGCGACTTCAGTTCCAACGCGATGACGGGCACGCCCACCCCGCTCGACCAGCTGATCGGCACGGGCGACGGCCTGCGCACCGACTTCCCGCTCGTGAAGCGATACGGCGACGGCGACGACGCCCAGCTGCGCCGGATCACCAGGCCCGATCTGGGGACGATACATGTCTCGGTCGATGGCACCCCGCAGGTCGGGAACTGGGCGCCGGGCGATGGCGGCACGATCGTCTTCGACGAGGCACCCGAAGCAGGCGCTGAGATCCGCGCAGGCTTCCTGTTCGACGTGCCGGCGCGCTTCGCCGAGGACCGGCTTGAAGTCTCCGGCTCCGCCTTCGCTGCGGGAGAGGCGCCGAGCGTGCCCATCGTCGAAATCCGGGAGGCGTCATGACCAGGACCTGGTTCGCCGAGCCGCTCGAGACCACCGCCACCTTCTGGCGCATTCTGCGCCGCGACGGCGTGACGCTCGGCCTCACCGCGCACGACCGCGACCTGTGGATCGACGGCGTGCTCCACCGCGCGTCGCCAGGCATGGTGCCCAGCTCGATCCGCAGGTCCGCCGACCTCGATCCCGACAGTGCCGAAGTGCGCGGTGCCATCACGCACGAGGCGATCGACGGCGACGACCTCGCCGCCGGCCGCTTCGACGGAGCGCAGGTCCGTATAGGGCTGGTCGACTGGGAAACCGGCGAGCGCGAAATGCTCTACGCCGGCACGATAGGCACGATCACCGAGGAAGACGGGGCGTTCTCCGCCGAACTCGTGTCCCGCAAAGCCGAGCTTTGGCGAGATCCCGTGCCACGCACGAGCCCCGCCTGCCGCGCCGCGTTCTGCGGACCGGGTTGCAACCTCAACCCACTGAAGTTCACGCGCGAGGTGCGCCTCGCCGCCATCGACACGGCAACCAACGCCGTGATCTTCGAGGGCGCGCCCGAAGCGGCACTCCACGCAGGCGGGACACTTTGGTGGCTCGGCGGCCCGCAGGCAGGCATGATCGGCGGTGTAATGGGACCGGGCCATACCGGCGGCCTCGTCATCGACGTCCCTGTCAACGAGATGATCCCCATCGGAACCCGGGCGTTCCTGCGCGAAGGTTGCGACCATACGCTCGGCACCTGCGCGAGCCGGTTCGGCAATGCGGTGAATTTCCGGGGCGAGCCGTTCCTGCCAGGCAACGACATGCTCACCCGCTATCCCGGCCCGGTATCGTGACCGGCGAGCAACTGGCAGCGCGCGCCCGCGGACTGGTCGGAGCGCCATTCCGGCTCCACGGCCGCGATCCGCATAGCGGACTGGACTGCGTAGGCGTGCTTGCCTCCGCGATAGGGCGATCGGATGCGCTTCCCAACGGCTATGCCCTGCGGATGCGCCGGATGCCTGGTGTCTCCGAGGTCATCGACGCGCTTGGCCTGCAGCCGACGTGCGGTGCGATCCTGCCCGGGGACATTCTGATGCTTCGTCCGTCGCGCTGCCAGTTCCACCTCGCCATCGCCATCGACGCCGGGTCGATAGTCCATGCCCACGCCGGTCTGCGCAAGGTGGTGCTCGGGCCGTTGCCGGCGGAGTGGCCCATCGCCGCCCACTGGCGCCTGAAATCCCAATCCCCCGATCGATGAGGAACTGACATGGCGACCCTCGTATTCAGCAGCCTCGGCACGATGCTCGGCGGCCCCATCGGCGGCGCCATCGGCTCGCTGGTCGGCCGGCAGGTAGATACCGCCTTGTTCGGCCCTTCCCGCCGGCAAGGCCCGCGCCTGAAGGAACTGGCGGTGACCACTTCGACCTACGGACAAGTGATCCCCCGGCACTTCGGCCGCATGCGCGTCGCCGGCTCGGTGATCTGGGCGACCGACCTCGTTGAACACAGCGAGGCGCAGGGCGGCGGCAAGGGAGCACCCGCGCTCACGACCTACAGCTACACCGCCAACTTTGCCATCGCCCTCGCCAGCCGCCCGATTCTCGGCATCGGCCGCATCTGGGCCGACGGCAAGCTGCTGCGCGGCGCCGCGCAAGATCTGAAGGTCGCGGGCATGATGCGCATCCATACCGGCGCCGGCGACCAGCCGCCCGATCCGCTGATCGCTGCAGCCGAAAGCGAGGAACGCTGCCCCGCCTATCGCGACCTCGCCTACGTCGTATTCGAGAACCTCGACCTCTCCGAGTTCTACAACCGCATCCCCTCGCTGACGTTCGAGGTCATCGCCGACGAGAGCTTCGACCTCCAGGCCGTCATCGGCGAAGTGGTAAACGACATCGACGCTTCATTGCCGCTGCCGGGCATGGCGGGCTACACCAGTGAAGGCCCGCCAGCCGGCGACATCGAAACCCTCGCCCAGGTTGCTCCGCTCGAGATCGACGCCTCCGGGGACACGCTCGTCATCGCGCGCGCCCGCCGGCAGGACGCTGCCATCCCCCTCGGCGAACCGGCGGTCGCCGTGGGGGACGAGGAGTTCGGCGGTGCCTCGGGGTTTACCCGCCACCGAGCACCCGCTTCCAGCCAACCGCCGGCGATCCTCCGATACTACGACCTCGACCGGGACTATCAAGCGAGCGTGCAGCGCGCGAGCGGCCGACCCTCGCCAGGCGAACCCGGCACGATCGACCTTCCCGCAGCCCTCGATGCCGCGACCGCGCGCGCACTCATCGAAACCACCGCACGGCGCATCGACTGGACCCGCGACTGCATTTCCTGGCGAACCAGCGAACTGGACCCTGCCGTCGGCCCCGGCGCCCTGGTCATGCTGCCGGGCATCGCCGGTCTGTGGCGGGTGCGCGAATGGGAGTGGCGCGAAAGCGGCATCGAACTCGCCCTCGAGCGCGCGCTTCCCACCGGTGCCAATATTCCTCCGGCTCTGGGCGCGGACGCCGGAAGAGGCAACCCGCCCAGCGATGAACTTGCGGGCGAGACGCGGCTCCTCGCATTCGAGCTGCCCTTCGATGGCGCGACAGGTACACCCGACAGTCCTCGCTGCTTCGCCGCCGTCTCGGGCGACAACGCAAACTGGGGCGGTGCGGCGCTCTATGCCGATCGGGGCGACGGGCAACTGCTACCGCTCGGCCCCAGCGGCCGCGTCCGGGCGGTCATCGGCACCGTCCACTCCATCCTGCGCACCGCCAACCCGCTATTCCTGGACCGAGCGTCCGAGCTGACCGTCTCGCTCATCGATCCCGCCATGCAGCTTCCCTCGATCGATACTGGGCAACTCGCGCTGGGCGCCAATCTCGCGCTTGTTGGGGAGGAAATCATTCAGTTCCGCCACGCGACTTCAATGGGGGGCGGCAACTGGCGCCTGAGCGGACTGCTGCGCGGGCGCGGCGGGACCGAAAATGCCATCGGTTCCCATCACGCCGACGAAGATTTCGTCCTGCTCGGCGCGGGCCTCGTTCCGCTGGATACGACGACGCTGGGTTCGGACCCCGGCCGGCGCGTGATTGCGCTGGGACGAGGCGACGACGCGCCGGTCGAAACGCCTGTCCTGCTGGATGGTATTGCCTTGCGCCCGCTGTCGCCCGTCCATCCGCGCCGGACGATCGCGAACGACGGCTCCTGGATGCTGTCGTGGACCCGCCGCGCACGCGGGAACTGGCCATGGCGCGACGGCGTCGATGTGCCGCTCACCGAACGGGCGGAAAGCTACCTGGTCACGGCTGGCCCGGTCGATGCGCCGCTGGCGAACTGGTCGACCTCATCGCCCCGCCTCGAGATGACTGCAGCGATTCGGGACGAACTGACGGCACTTGCCCCGGCCATCCCCGTCCATGTCCACCAGCAGGGCACTCACGCGCTTTCGCCACCCCTGCTGCTTTGCACTCTTCCCTGACCCGGCCCACAGGAGTTCCACATGCCAGATTCGCTGAC